AGATCCATCAGACTTTGTAATTAATGCAGTCTTGTTAAACTCTGTTGATCTTTGAGGAAGTATATCGAATATTGGTTTAAATGATACTGTTACATCCAAAGAGTGAGGTAATTGTGCAACTTCATTCTTCGTATCTTCTTCTAAGTTAATTTCCCAAGAGTTAGTTCCGTCTATAGTTACGTTTACGCTTTCCAAAAATCCTGGCATTCTGTATATGTAATCTCCTATAGTTAATCTAATTACTGGTGCTCTCATGAAATTTGTGCTAGGAGAATAATCTGGATATACTTGACTTATTAATTGATTTAATTTTGTGTATAGAGGTTTTAATTCCGCTCTTGATTGCGCGGCTATTTTAAAACCAAAAGAAATTGATCTATCGAATCCTTGATAAGTTCTAAATGTTTCACCTCGACCCATATATTTGAAAGCGCTTAACTCTGCCGAATTGTTATCAGTTATCGAAGTTAAAAAAGCTCTAAATAATATTGCGTTAGAATATCCAATATTGTCGTTTGAAATTGCTTCGAACGCAAACTTAATCAAATCGTTGGACTCTTTTCCTTTTGCTGCCCATGGATCAACGCTATCTTCAAAAATAAATGCAGGTAATGCGTTTAGTTTATCTACACCTTTATCTACAGTTATTGTGTAGTCAGCAGGCTTTTGATTACTACCAGGATTTCCGGTATTCAATCTCCATTCTAAACTACTTTTTTTGTAGTCCCAAGGCATAGAATTAGAATAATCTACCTTGCTTCTAAAATCTTGTATATCAGAAGGCGCAATGCTTGTTTTGTTTTGACTCATCAATTGATCGTAAGTCATTGTATTTTGTGCATACACTTTTGTAGTATCGTCCGATCTTTTGATAGTAGTAGAACCGATACCGTAAGTAGAACCAGGACCTCCCAAATATTGAAATAGTAAGTTCTTATTTAGCGAGATACCCAAATTATTGACAGTATTAATATCAAGAATATTCGCAGGATTGCTAAACTGAGTTGGAGACTTTGCCATTTTAAGTCTCTGTAAAATTAATAACCTATTTTGAGAAGAGTTGTTAAATTTGTTCTGAGCTCCAACAGTAGCGGCGTAATTTTTTTCTAATATATTGAACGGCATCGTACCGTGTCTGGTCAAATGCACACCGGTTCCTTCTACTACGACTTGCTCTAAAGTATTTTTACCGTTGTTGTAAACTCTTGTGTTTTCCAAAAGACCTGATAATGGAGCGCCTTGAGTAATGCCGGCTAAAGTGTTTCCAGTTTCTATTTTTGGATTAGATAGTTGAAGACCGATTTGCTTTTGTATAAATGCAGCTCCCCTTGGTTTGTCTTCGAAGAATTTTTTTATTCTTGATTTGTCTATCTGACTTGCTAATGTATAAGTTTGTGTGCCAACTTGATAAGTAACTCCACCGCCTCTTGCTGGGAAATCCAAACTGGTTCTATTCTTTGTGTAGAATTCTACTATCGTTGAAGGAGTAGCGTTGTCTTCTATTGGAAATTGAACGTAAGGCTGACCTGACCAACCACCGCCTGGACGATCGCTTCCATATTTTAAAGACTTTAAGTTCGTTTTTAATTCTACTAAGAATGGCATTATGCTGTCGTATTAGCTATTAATGAATAATCTGTTGTGCTTCCTGGAGCTGTTGCGTGAAGTTTCGTAATTTTATTTGAATTTATTGGATCTACAAATACGGTTACGTTAACATCACCTCCGCGATCTCTTTGATTTCCTGTACCCATTTGGTTGCTTGGAGTTGATGTGTTAGATCTTGATTGTGATTTCGCCATTGTTTCTCCAACATTTGATACTGGACCTGCTAAATTCATTGCTCGTATTGAGTCTCCGCCTGAAGAAGCTATATCGATTAGATCTTGATTAATTCCTGCTCCAAAGAAGTTTCCTATTCTCATTACTGCTGCTGCAGTTTTTCCAACTATATCGAATATTAAAGCGAACGCTGATTGAACGTAAGACATTATCTTTTGTATGTTGCTTGGTTTGCTCAACCAACCTATTGCTCTTTCGATCATTGGAATCAGAGGAGAATTTGTAACGAAGTCAGCTATGGATTGTTTTATTTTATCCATGAAAGCTGCAATCTTTTCTTGAGAAGACGCGTTTAACATAGAGCTGTAAGCCTCTTCTCCAACTGCTGCGGCTAAAGCTTTCTGATTACCAAATCTCTTAAGCCCTATTTCTAATTGTTTTTGAGCGTTGTCAGTATCTTTAGCACCTATTCTTGATAACAACTCTTGCCTCTTTAGCATTTCTCCTAGTTGATCCCTACTCATTCCAAAGGACTTAGCTAAAGACTCTGCGCTAATACGATTCATCTTTAAGAATTCGTCAGCGCTACCAACTTGACTAGTAATTTCTTGAGCAGCTTCAGCCAATTCGTTGTTTAAGAAGAGCTCTCTAGCTTTTGATAAGTTTATATTTTTACCTGTAAGTAATTGAGCTTCAAATTCGTTTGATATGCTAGACTCAAAGTCCAAGAAAGAATCCGCCATTGAATCTAGTTGTTTTAATTCTAGACCCATTGCTTTTACTGTAATTAAAGACTTTGTAAGTTTATCTGGATATTTTGCGAAGGACAGTCCTAAATAACCTCCTAAACTGGAAGCTTCTTTTAGTATTTTTTGGAAATTAAATCCAATGCCTGTTGCTTTTTGTAGTCCAACTACTTGAGCCAATACAGATTTTGTAGTGGCTTCCATTGATTTTCCAGTAATGATGCTAGATTGTGCAAGTTCTCCTCTTGTTTCCGCTTCTAATCCTGCTATATCTTTTAACTGAATATTTGTAGATAAAAGTTGTGAGCTAAGAATATTATTTGTTCCAAGAATTCCAGTTAATTCTTCTTGAGACTGCATTAACTTCTCAGAGTTAATTAATATACTGTCGGATTGAAATGCAATTTTTGAAAATTCGTTTCTTACTTTAAGAGCGTTGTCGTAAGACATGCCCAAGTTACGACCGAATTTTGTAGTTCTGTCTTGACCTTGTAAAGCAAATTCTACTAATTGAGAAAAGCCTTTTACTAGTCCGCCTACGACAGGCAATACAACTGCTGGATCTAATAAACTTGAAAATGCAGATTCAATAACTGCGCTTGCGCCTGCACCAGCAACTTTCCAAAAGCCTAGAACTGTAGAAAATGCTTTTGCGGTTTTATTTAAGCCCTCTTGCTCTTTTTTTAATTTTCTAGCTTCTAAAGACATGGCAGAATAGGCCTCTTCACCAAAGCCTAATTTAGTGGCGAATGCTTTTACTAAATTTCCCGAAATACCGAGTTGATTATTAACGGCTTTTTCATTTTTTAGTATTGCTTCTCCAGCTTGAACTTGTTTTCCTGCTATTTCTAATTTTTTCTCTTGAGTGTACAACGCAGCCACTTCCAAATTAGTGTACTTGCCGATGTACTCCATCATTTTTGCTTCGTAATCTATGGTCTTACCAAGAATTGCTGCATTTTTTGCGGATTGTTCAGTCTTTCTTTTCGCTTCTGCTAATAAATCCTTTGTTGTATTCGAATAGCTCTTTTGTAAATCTTGTAATTTTTTGTCTTCGATGTACTCCTTTTGTTTAAGAAGTAAAAGATCCCTATTAACCTGTTTTACGTTTATAGAATCGCTATTTAACGTGGCCAACCTAGCCTCAATTTTATTGTAGGCTCTATCCATTTGACCCAATTCTTTAATTGCGTCTTTTAGTAGATTATTATAATCACCTTGATCTTCTAATAGCGTTTTTAAACCCGCAGCAAATTGCTTTGGATCTATATTTTGAGGGCCAGTATTTTTGTTTTCGTTAGCCATGTACAGTTATTGTCTACAAATAAATATTAAGACTTAGATTTTACTTTGGAAACAAAAGTTGGCTCTTCGGCCTTTGATCTGGCGAACTCTGGGACGTTAATCTTGTTAGGATCTGTCTTTTCTGTGATCTTTTTATTCTGATCGTCCTTTAGCTCTTCTACCTTTTGAATGTACTCGTTGATCTTTTTAAGGTTGAATCGCCTCTTATTCACATCCATGTTCCATACCTCGGAATAGGTAAAGCCTCCGCCACCGTGATAGGTAAGTTCGAAGACTTCGGTCATAAATGTGTGTCTATATTCCGCTCCCGGGAAAAAAGAACTCCGCGGTCATCGGTACGTCGATTTCCGTTTCAGTACCGTCTGCTAAACTAACGGTAGTTTTCATTTCAATATCAGGAGTAACAGAAGATATAAACTGTCTCAAAGGATTAGAATCTCTTGATAACAAAGCTCCTGAATCGATAAAGTCCCTAACGGTTTTGGTTGATCTGTCTCCGTTGATAGAAGTTATCTGATGTTTTAATCTCAAAGAAATTCCAGGTTCTTGACCCAAAGCTTTTTTAACGCCTTTTGCTTCCTCGTCAATCTTTTTATCTTCTTCGATAGTAAGAATTTTAAAAGTAACCTTATTCTTTGTGTAAGGCAATTCGTAAGTGACTTCGTTATCGTTGTTAAATAAAGATAGATCTACGTTCTTGTAGACTAGTTTTTGTAAATCAACAATAATAGTCTCTTCTTGTCCAGTATTTGGATTCTTGTAAGAGAGATTGTAGTCCTTACCGTAGGCCAAAATTCTAGCCGCAATAAGAAGCGCGTTCCTGTCTCCTAGGGTTAGATCCTCGTAGGCTATTGGACTTTTAATAAGTGACTTAAGCATCTTCTCAATGGCTAAGCCCTGACGTAACAGATTCACGTTGGTTAATATGTCCTCCTCTTTGGCAGTCATGTATTTCATTTCGACTACTCCTGCGGACAATGGATTTTCTTTTGGGTAAACAAGACCTTTCGAAGGAAGGTCGATCATTTCGGTGGGAACCGTAAATTTTTCTGCCATAAACTATATATTTTATTTATAAATATACCCCATTCAAATTTCATGGAACAAAAAAAGACCGCAGTGAAATGCGGCCTTTCTAATATTGTATGTTTTTCTAGGATTAGTAGTTCAAGATACAGTAGTCCATTCCTATTGAAATTGTTAACTCTGTAGGATCTGTAGTCGACCAATCGTAGGTACCGAAAGTTGCTTCTTTGATGAAAGCGCCTTTGATGATCCACTCTGATACGACGTCACCAACTGGTCCAATGATAGATAAGTTCAAGTCCTTCTTGTAAAAGTCAGAATAACCGTCTCTACCTGTAACTGATTCGTGGTGTAATCTCACCCACTCCATTACGGCTTGTTGGCCTGATGGACTGATTGGGTTATATAATGACAAACTCATGTCTCTCCACTCAGCTTTACCTTTTAACTTACGGTAAACGTTGATATGGTCGATTTTGATCTCGTTCAAAGTAACGCCAGGAGCGTCAGCTTTTTTGATCATATATGAAGGAATGCCGTCTATGTACATTACGAACCTGTTAGAAACTGTGGGTTCGAACGACGTAAACATAATCTCGTTTGGGTCTAATACTGGCATTTTTTGTTGTATTTAGTATAAATATTACTTTACTTATTTTTTCTTCTCGTCTGCTTTTTTCTTGTCAGCAGCTTTTTTGTCAGCAACCTTCTTAGCTTCAGCTTCTTTCTTTTTAGCTTCTACTTCTTTTTTCTTCTTGTCTTCAGCAGCTTTTTTAGGGTCTACTTTCTTAGCTTCGTTTAAACCTGCGCCTTGATTTTTCATAGAAGCGCCTGCACTCTGTAATTTATCGTTT